TTATTACACCTTCTAATGCCCTTACTTTTGCTCCTCCTGTTATTTGTAATTGATTGCTCATTATAATTAGTTAAAAAGTCCTCTAATAAATTCATCCGATTCTAATAATCTACCAAATGTTAATGTTCCTGTTGCACTATTCCATCTAACTTGGTCTGCCACAGGAGTACCTGTTGTTAAGATATCTCTTACATCAACACCACCACGAGAAACGTAAAGACAATTGCTACCAATTAAATCTCCCCAAGTAATAAATGATTCACTACCTGCTGCCACATATTGTTTCATTGTAGTTCCGCCTCCCGTTATTACCACACCACTTTGATTTATTGTTGTTCCTGAAGTTCCGTAAGCACCTGTCCCTTGTAAGGAAACAGAGTAAGTACCTATGTCTTTAATTGGTCCATTTATAGATAATGATGTTAAATTACATCTTCCACTAATAATCACTAAACCATTTGCTCCATTGTCTATAACAAACTTAATTAATATAATAGTTCTATTTTGTTGTTGTTGTAACAAGAATAAATATCCGTAATTGTCTAAAGTTATAATTCCATCACAAGTAACACTCCAATTAGCTATGTCATTCTTAAATTCACGATACCAAGCCGATGTTTGACTTGTAACCTCTTTTTGGTCCACATTGACACTAAATGTGCAATTTGTAGAACACGCAAAAGGAATATCGTAAGCAACTGTTGAAGTAAAGAAATTTGTATAAATTCCTTCGGTATATAATGTAGCGGTTCTGCCTGTCAAGTTCAAAACAACAACTTTTACTACCAATCTATCAGTCGCAGCCAATGATGTAGCTGGGAATGTTACACTTGTTGTGTATAAAGTAGGACTTGTTGAAGTAAAGTAAACCGAATCAGAACTAGCAATTGGAGTTAATGTAGTACCATCATATTTTGCAATAGTTATGGCAAACATCGGTGTTCCACTTACATTTGTAGAAAGCGAAAGGTAGTTTTTAAATACCCAAGTTCCCCCAGCTATTGCAGTTGAATTAGGATTTCCTATATCGGTAATAAAAGCTGCTAAATCTCCATCTGCAATCCTTGTAAAGTTTGCTGCTGCACCTGCTTCGTTTGTAGGACTTATTTGATAATAAGATGCACCCAAAATAGTTCCTTGAGATGTACCGCCATTAAAATAATAGCTCACATTCTCTTGTTGCTTATAAAGCATTATATTTTTACCAATTACTTTGTCTGCCATAAGTCAAATTTACGAATTAATATGTTCTATTGTTTCGGTTGAATCATTATCCACATTAGTAATTTCTATAACTTGTATTGAATCAACTTCATCTATTTGAGGAATAACACTTGCCCTATTCATAAGGAACTTTTTACCATTATATGATAAAGGTGTTGTGCTTGGGTCGGTAATTGTATAAAGTTTATCTAAATAATTCATTCCTTTAGCCGTTTTAAACGCACCTAAATCGCCTTCTAATGTTCCAAAATTCTTATTTAATAAATTAGAATATTGTCTTGCTATCAATTGTTGTAAATAGTAAAATGCTTCAGTATTTGGGTATCTATACCAATTTTTTAATATACTTCCTGAAATATCATATAATACCCCAATATTATTACTTCCATCTACGTTGTAAAACGTTCCGTAAGGTTGTTCTATTTCTTTTGTAGGAACTTTACTATCTCCAACTTGCCTAATTATATTAACTCCTTTTTCAACAGTTTGATTTTGTGTTATTTTAAAAGTATTTATATCAATACCGCTATATGTTAATGAATCAACATAAATTTTAACTTTTATATATCCATTAGGTACATTATTAAGATAAATTTCATTGTTATATGTTTCCCAACGTGCTGCTTTATTTGCAGTAATATCTATAAAAGTTGCAGTTGTTTGCCATTGGTTAGATGAATTATAATAATATACTGTTGATGACAAATTTTCTCTTAAAGTAACTTGCATTTTAGCTTTAGTAAAAATCATTCTAAATGCAAATGATATTGTAAAACTAGGCGAAACTATATAAGGTAAATAAGCTAACGGAGCAAGTAAAGTACCCATTTCTAATGATGCAGTTCCACCTGATTCTCTTAACAATATTGTATTTGATTCATCTTGTGAATTTTCTATAATTTGTGCAGTTCCAGTTCCTGTTTTATCTAAAATCCAACCATATAAAACATTTGTTGAAACTATGCCTTTAAAATTACCATTGTGAGCATAATTATCAGGGAATTGATAAGTATGTTTTAAGTTAAGTTTTGGATATCCTTTTCTAATAATTTTAGTTTGACTATTATTAACAAAATGAACATTACCATTTACAAATGGTTCTATTGCAACATTTTTATTAAAAGTACCTGAATTAGTAACTGAAACACTTGGAGATATTACATATTCAGTATAATATCTTGTTGTATCACACATTTCATTGATTGCCAATAATTGCCATTTACCATCACTTTGAAACAAACGACAACCAAATGATTCAAGTATTTTAGTTAACACTTCATAATAAGTAAAACCTTGAAAATCCCTTCTATATTGATATGTTTGAATAAATGGTTCATCTCCACTTGCATCTGCTCTATCAAACATTCCTTCGGCATAATATGAACAAGAAGTCCATAATGTAATAGGGTCAGGCAATGCAATAACGTTTAATGTTTCAGCAATTATATCAATTAATCTTTCTCTTTCGTTTATACTTTTTAATTCGTAATAATTAAATGGAGTATCATTTAAAAATGAAAGCCCATCAATTGCAATAATGTCAACTTGCACATATCCTGTTGTAAATGGTACTTGCACATAATCGTTAAATAAAAACCCACACCAAAGTAAATCATTTCCATTTACTAATTTTATAAAGTATTTTCTTACATCAAAGTTTAATAAATCAGGAAAGTTAGTTGAATTGCTATCAGATACAATAAATGAAACATTTAATTGAGATGATACAATTGCAGCCAATGGTTCATCACCACTTGCGTTTGAATTAAGTTGTATGCTAACTGCTTCATAATCTATAACCGATGTTAATACATAATCTTTCTCATAGATATTAGCAACTAAACTTGTTCCATCTCTTAATGCTTGTGTTAGTCTATATTTTAGTCCGTAAGCCATTATACTAAACTTATGTTTTGTCCTTTAAGGAATGATGATTTTTGTGTCCTATTTATAGCTACTAATAAATCTTGTCCTCTTAATACAAATTGTCCGTTTCCTCCTGTTGATTGCCCACTCATTGCACCTGCATTAAAAGAAGTATTTAAGAATCCTTTTAATTTATCTAATGGCATAATTGCTTCAGGACCAGCTTCGCCAATAAGTCCCATAGATGGACCTGTTGTTATTCCACCTTTTGCGTGTGCTCCAAATTTAAATCCACCTTGTACATAACCTATTGCAGATAATATTGGTTTTAATTCAGGGAATGCAGTTAATATTGCTTCAAATATACTTGCTTCAATAACCGCAAGAGCAATACTTTCAGCTATTTTTGCAAACATATTACCAATAGCATCTAAAGGACTTTCCCCTTTTTGTATTGCATCCCACATTCCTGAAATTGCACTTGTTACATTATTTGCTAATGTTTTTGCAAATTCTGAATATGCTTTATTTTCTTCTTTTAAAGCATCAGTTACATCTTTTCGTTTTTGTTCTTCTTCGGTTAAATCAGATAATTGCTTTTTGCCTCTTTTTGCCAACATATCCTCAAACTTTGTAGTATCAACATTTTTGGCAATTAAATCAGCAAATGATTTTGTATCTTCTGATTTTTGTTGTTTAGCTAATTCAACTGGGTTTAAATATGGTATTATTTCAAGAGTTATTTTTTTAAGTCTATCTCTGAATTTTTCTCTTTCTACTAATATATTTTTAAAATCAGACATTTGCTGATTAATATATTCTTGTGTGCTATTGTCTTGTATTGTTTTTGCACCTTTTTTGTCAGTCTTTTGAAATCCTGATAAAAATCCAACTAATTCAACTTCTTTGCCTTTATAACGTTTTATATCAGCTTCAACTTCATCAAATGATTTTTTATTAGCTTTTTTAATTGCATTAGCTTGTGTTTCAATACTTATAGAATAAGAAACACCACCTTCTCCTTCTCTTCTAATTACTTTTAATGCATCAATTTGAGCTTTTTGTTTAGCTATTAATTGCTTTCTTTTTTCATAGGCTTGTGATAATGCTTCGGTATTGTTTTTTTCTTTATCAATACTATATGATTGTTGACTAGCATTATTTAAAGTAGAAATTAAAAAGTTTTTATCATCAGTTACTTTTAAATCTTGTATGGCTTTGTTTTCAGCATAAAGACTTTTAAGCATTTCTAATGCATTCTTCCTTGTCTGCATATCTTTAGCAGAATCGCCAATAATGGCAACTAGGATTTCGCCTTTTGTTTGTTTAGCTTGTGCAGAACCAGCTATTTTAAATAAATCTTCATTTAATTTAGCAAGTTCTTTTCTAAAATCTTCTAATTCCGATGTTGCACCTGAAAAATAATTAGCAATTTGTTTTGAAAATACAACTAATAAAGATGAAGCTACACCAATAGCCAATCCAATACCTTGTGGTCCAGCTAATGCACCAAGCATTGATTGTAGAGCAGTTTTTGCACTACCTGTTTCTTTTTGTAATCTTTGAAATGATTCCAACATCGGATTGATGTTGTTTGCAATACCCATAAATCCATAAGGAGCATCCTGTGCAATCCTTGATAAGTTAATTAACGACTGACTAGCATCGGCAGTAGGTTTTGCAACACCACTCATCCTTGTATTGAGGTGTGCTATCTTTTCATCTAAAAATGATATGTTAGCATTAAGTAACTTAATAGATTCTACATCAGTTGACTTTTTTAAAGTAGTTTGAAATTGTCTTAACTGATTTTGAGCCTTTATTAATTCGGTTTGTAACGTTGAAACATCCGCATCAATACTTATCCAAAATTTATCAAATTGCTCTGCCATCTTAATTAATTTACTCCATACAATTTTAAAGTCCGTTTCAATTGGTCATCCGTTAAGTAAACCTTTTCTTCTTCAACTTCTATATCATCAATAGCTGGGATGTGCCAAAAAGCCTTTATGCTTTTAGGTGTTTTTTCAGAAGTGCTACTTAAATATACAATATAGGCAAGGTTTCTAGTCCTTGCCCATTCGTTTAACTCTTGTTTTTCTTTACCCATTACGATAATAGAAAAGTCTTTCCAAGTCATTTCCCAAAACTCATTGGGTCTTATATTGCATTCAGCAGCTTTAACTAAAATATCATCCCAATTTAGTTTTGTTAGGCTTTTTTTTTTCATCCTTTGGTGTCCCTTGTACGGCAGTAATTGTATGTTCTACAATATACTTAATGTAAGAAAGGATTTGTCCTTCGGTATTAAAAATAGAGCCTATTTCATCAATCCAATCACAAACTTCATCTTCGGTATATTCTATCTCTTGTTTATTACTTACACAGGCTGATTTATAGCCTATATAAATTAACTTGATAATCATATCCAAATCAAGTTGAGAAGCACCTAATACCTCAAAGTATTTGTCTATTGAAATACCTTTAGCTACGCAAAATTCTCGCATTGCCCAAGTACCCCATTTTAGTTGAATTGTTTTGTTGTTTAGTTTTAATTCAAACATATTTTGGTTGTTGTTTATGCAGTTTCAGTTTGTGTTAAAGGCGGTGTAGTTACTACGAAAGTTGCAGTAAATTTAACATCATCTTTATCAGCAGCATTAACAGTAAAGTTACTAATGAAAACTTGTCCTGAATAAGTAATATCTCCACTAGCTGGTGTTGCTTTACCCATCTTCATATTAAATGAAGTTTTAGCAGCGTGAGCAGCATACAATTGTTGGTAAGAATCCTTACTAGGAGTTCCTGTTTCATCAATCGCAAATCCTTCGCCTGAAAAACTTTGGCTAAAAGAAGGTGCTGGAGTGAATGAATTACCACACTTTGAAGTTGCATCAATAGTGTCATTAGTTGATGTAAATGAGTTAGATGTAAGACAAGCAACAGGTTTGAATGTGCTATCTCCATCAATGTCGGCTAAAAGGATATAGTCCCTGCCTGATACTTTAGTTTCTGCCATTTTATTTTAATTTTGAGTTATTATTAAATTATAAGTTATTATAGTTCTAAAAACGTTATCCAAAGGGTTTAAGCCATCTAAGTTTCTAATGCTACCCACCACTAAACTTGAAGCATAAAATCCATTGCTTAAAGTTATTGTAGTGTTTGAATTGATTGCAGTCAATACTAAATCACTTATTGTTTCGGCACGTTTATAGCCAAAGTTAGCATTTTTTACAACAATGTCAACATCAATAGAAACTCCATTGGTATAACTAATCTTTCCTTGATTTTGTGTTGATGTTCTGCCATCCATAATTATATACTCATTAGGAGCAACATCAGGTGCAATACCATCATAAACCTGCAATCCTGTTGCAGTTCCCAAATTGGTATAAAACCATTTCTTTATTTCTATATTAGGATTTAACATCTTTTATTACATTTTGTATGTTTTTACGCAAATTAGGTATTTCACTTTCAAATGCTGGTATTAAGAAAGGTCTTGCTCTTAAATTCACTTTCCTTATTCCTTTGCCTTTAAATTGCATAGCAAAATCCTCATATCCTGAAGGCACATTAACTAAACCGCCTGTTCCAAATTCAACATAAGGAGCATATTTCATATGGCTTCCAACAGTATATATAATACGTTTATCCTTAAAAATACTTTCCAATTGTATTGAACTTCTTAATGTACTAAAATCAACACGGCAATCTCTTTTAGCTTTACTTTGAATGGCTAATGCAGAAGCATTTACTTCATTGGCAACTTCTTTTTCTATTTCAATAGGAAGTTTACCAAGTTTCTCAATAAGTTTATCAAGACCATCAATTTTAAAGCTAATATGGTCTGCCATTATCCGTTCATTATTATTTCTAAAAATCTATGTTGGTTATCCACATCATTAATAGATTGAATTGTATAGGTTTTGCCTTCAACTTCAATCTTATAATCATCGGTTATTGTAACTCCATAACGCAAATAAACTTTGGCATCCTGATAAAAGGTTAATTCGCTTTCTAATAAGGTTCTTGTGCTTTTGGCAGGTCTAAAATCCCCCCATATAGTTTCTTGTAAGGCAAACGTAGTTGTAAAGCCACCTTGACCATCGCTAGTCCTTGTTGGCACATACAAATTCACTCTACGTGTCATCGTAGAAGAATTAACATCATTTCCTTTTTTATCGCCTATTCTCATATTATAATATTGGACTTACTCTTGTATATCTTTGACACGCTCTCCAAGCCTTTTGACATACCCCTGTTTGGTCGTATCTTTCTATATCTGCTCCTCTATTCTCATAATCAAAGTCTATTTGGTCCAAAATAGCCACTTTAAGGTCTTTTGGTACACTTACCATAGCACTACGATAAGTTGCCTTTAATTGATTCCAAAGAGGAAAACTTAAGTTTGGATATTCGCCACCAACTAAAAAGTAATTTGCTGCAACAATCTCTAAACCTGTTGATATATTATACAATTTGAAAGTAGCTTGGTCCATTGGTCCGAAAGGCATATTAAAATTACCTGCTGGGTTATTAAACCATACTGATACTGTCTTTGGTGTTATACATAAACCTGTTGCTTTTTCAACTGATTCTCTTGCTTGAGTAATCAAATCCGTAATTAAAGCATCATCTGCTGAAGTAGTTACACGACAATAGTTTTTAGCTTCTGCAAGTGTTACAGGTTCGGTAATCGTGCCGTAATCGGCTAAAGTATAATCTATGATGTAATTATAGAACGACATATCTTCTTTTTTACAAATTTACATTAATTATAATAAAAAACCCCCACCGATTAAGTGAGGGTAATTTATTTCTATTTTAAACTAAGAATTAAGCATTCAAAGTAGCATAGATAGCAGAATTAGGTAACATTAAGTTGATTGCTTCGTAGCACTCAATTCTCGCAGTAACCAAGTTCTTTTGGAAGTTATCAGAATCTTCATAAGAGAATTCGATAGCGATTCCTTCAACTTCTACTCTTTCGATGTAGTCAGCATCAATAACTAATGCTTTATCGTTAGTAACCCAAGTAGCAGAAATAACAGGTACACCCCAAATAGTGATGTCTCCACCAGTTCCGATTTGAACACTACCTGAACCTACATAGTAACCTGCATTGATTGTATCAATCAAGATTTTTGATTGTTGAGCAGGAGATACTAAAATGTAAGAAGGATTGAAGTTAGCAGCTTTTTGGTTAGCTATCAATTGAACTAATTGCTTTAAGTCAACAGTTTCAGTTGTAGTTGTAACACCAGTTGCAGCAGCAGATACAGTTGAGAAGAAAGAAGCATTCTCTGCTTTGAAGAAATCTCTTTGTAACATTCTTGGTAAAGATTGAGATAAGAATGGTAAAGATTTCATCATTTGCTTAGAGAAACGAGAGAAACCAGCGATGTAAGAGTTTACAATCTTAGTTTCAGTTAAGCTATAATCGTTTGC